AGAAATGCTTTCTCAAATTGTAGGTCATAGTCTATGTATTTGTCAATATTGAGTTCCTAGGAAACTCTTTGATGAAAGAAATAATATTTTTATTACTTAAATAATTCATCTTATAAGTCCAGAGTTTCTGATACAGTGCAACATCTCCCCCCAATCTCATAGCACTAATAATCGTGTCCAATTCTTTTTCATTAATAGGCAAATCCATCAAGCAAAAAATGATTCAAGGTTTACAGTTTTTTCCACATTCCACCCAATCGCATCAAGAATAATCTTGAGTGGTTCTAGAAATGCTTTCTCAAATTGTAGGTCATAGTCTATGTATTTGTCAATATTGAGTTCCTTAGGAAACTCTTGAATGAAAGAAATAATATTCTCATGAATACTATTTGGCTTTTTCAAATAGATAAACTTAATTTTTTCCCCATTTTGAATAAGAGAATATTTATTTGTTAGTTTGTTTTGTTTAATATAATAATTAAACAAAAGTGCTCCACGGATATGAATTGGAGTTCCCTTGATATAGATATCAGAAGAAGATTGATATTTAACTACATCAGATGCGGACCGAGGAAATGCAATTTGCTCTGGGGGAAGTTTTTTAAATTCATTACGAGCATTATCAATAAACTCAATTACCTCATCTTCAGTTCCACTCATCATCAACTTAAGAGCATCCTTAATCATCTTTCGACAAGGAGCTGGTGTTGAAGATTTGACTGCTTCAATACCCATCATCTTAAGTTTAGGTTCCTCATATCGAACACCTTCACTATCCCATACGTTAAGAATATAACGCTTCTTTGCAGTCCAGATTCCGCGATCAGCAATATTCTCTCGCTTCATCTGCATCTTTTGATCATATGCGTTCACATAGGTCGCCAATTCTTGGTAAGAACTCTCAATATATTTTTCAAGTTCCATCGAAGCGACCTTATCAAGGAACGACACAATGCTTTCAGTAGTTTTCTCTCTTCCCTTGAATACAGTTTCGACCAAAGGACCCATATTAAGGTAAATAGAATCAGTATCTGAAGCAATGACATAATCAACATTATCTGTTTTAAGAATTTTGTTTAAGTATGCATTCATCTTAGTTTCAATCCAACGAATTGAAACTTGACCACTCAAAGTGATTGCCTCAGCATTTTCGAGTTTGTAGTAACGAAAATATTGATTACCAATTGCACCATAAGCAGAGTTCAAAGAAATCTTCTTTGCCATTTGAATATTATTACAACGAGCAATCTCTTTTACAAGTTCTTTGTTCTTTGTTTTTTCATATTCTTTTTTTGCTTCAATCATCTTTTTCTTAAAGATGACCCGATCATGGTACATCTTTTCCATCAACTCTGGAAGAAATCCACGAATATCCTTACGGAACATTGCTCCGTTTGCACATACAGAGTAGTCTTTATACATCTCAAAACTGATCTGCTGATTCAAAATTTTATCAACGGTCACATTTGGATGTCTCTCATCAATCAAGGTTTCTGGAGAAATATTGTATTGCATAATCAGGTGGGGATACAGTGAATTAAGGTCAAAGTTCACTACCCAATCATATTTGCCAGGAATTGGTTCTTTTACATATGCACCTGCATACTTTTCATTCTTTTGAGACTTGTTCTTAGGTGGGATAACAATATTTCTTTTCTTGAGATAATTGTAAATAATATTATCCCACATACGCACCTGATAAAACACATCAGCATAATTTACTTTGGCGTCATATGCCATTGTAAGTGCTAGTTCGATTAGTTTCATCTTGTCTTCCAAACGGTCAACAAGTTCCACGTCAACGATGTTATATTCAATAAACTTTTGCCAACCTTGAGTATAGAAATCTTTGAATGTATCAAACTCAGAGTGATCCAGTTTTTTCTGTCCCAACTCAACTTCGGCAATATAATCAAGACGGTATGACTCTTGTGCCTTATAAGTAAACTTCTTATAAAGATCAAGATAGTCAAGCTGAGTTAGTCCCCCGACATCAAAAGTCGTGTGCTTACGACCATTAATATAGATTTCACCTTCAGTAACAAGACCCCAGTTAGAGAATCGTTTCATTGGTTTTTCACCAAGAACACGATTCAATCGTTTACAAATATAGGGAATATCATACAACTGAATATTCCACCCAGTCACAACATCGGGAACATCAACCATCCAATAATTAAGGAAACTATTAAGAAGTTCATACTCACTTGGGCAATAATGATAAGTTACATTACTCTGCTTATTATTGAAAGGTTTTACTCCCCAAGTAACAATTTTTTTAGTCGTATAGTCTTGAATAGTGATTGCAAGAATTTCCTCAGAACAAGATTCCACATCAGGGAATCCTGCTTCAGAAGCAACCTCAATGTCCAAAGTTACAAGTTTAATTTTACTAATATCAATCTTAATTTCATCCTCTGGATATTTTTCTGAGATATATTGATAGATATAGCGATCATTTCCATAGATCCCAAATCCATCAATCTCATCGTATTTCTTGTAAAAATCACGACAATCCCTTACTGTTCCCGGATTAATTGGTTCTACTGCTTCTCCACCCAATGTCCTATACTTAGAATCTTTTTTAGTTTTTACATAGAGAGTTGGAAAAAACTCATCTCTTGTCTCAAATCTTTTACCATTATCTACTCCACGAACCAAAAACTGATTTCCAATCAACTGAACATTAGTGTAAAATCTCATTCTTTAATCAAGTCCTCATATTTTTCAAGAAGTGTGGGAGTTGGATCTGCCAGTGTTAAGATCTTATCCGAACTAATCATAAAAGTTTTTTCTTTTGTATATCCACAAAGAAATGGTTCTAAAGTTTTTTGATCCGTAACAACATAAGGAGAAATTAACTTACAATCAGGTTCTCCAATATCAGCACCAACTTCTTCAATTTTGCTCAACAAGATCCGACTGTTCATCAGAACTATCAGTTTGGTTATTGTTTCCATAATTAACTACCTCTTCGATGTACATTTCTTTCAGTTTATCAATGGGTTCTGTCATAGTAACAACCCACTCTGCGGTTAAAGGAATTCTTTTATCCTTTGATAATGGCATCCATGGATACAAAGATACTTGATAAGATGCTGATTTTTCTTTACTTTCTTGCTCACCAAAAACATTAGGATCTCGCATCTTAACAACACATGGTTTGGCCAAAAAGTAACCAATAACTCTTGGATTCTCTTCATCACCGACAACCATTTCCTGAACGTCGGAGATTATATCCTCCCCAGATTTCAACAATAGCAATTTAACAGACATAGTTAGTTCGTACCTCTCTTTATTTTAGCAAGAAAAAAGAGGGGTGTCAACTGGATTTTGCCAGTTACCCCTCTATGGCATTGCGCCGACGATATTCAAATGTATTTAGTCTCCATTACCAGCACTTGATGAAGAACGTTTTGCACATGCATTTCCACTTGGAGACATAACATAAGGAATTGTTTTATAGCATTTAACTTTTGTTTTTTGTGGAGGATTTCCAAAATCCCCAACTTTCTCCATAAATTGCTGGAAAGTTTTCATGTATGTAAAAGATTTTCAATTATTTAGAGATAATCTTTCCTTTTATGATGATCCGGAACAATTCTGCCAAGAGTAATATTCAAAAGACCATCCTCAAAATCAACTGATCTAACTTCTGTATCATCAGAAAGCGTCCACGCTCTCTTAAAACTCCGTTGAGCCAAACCTTTGTGGATATAGTTGGACTCCATTTCTTTATCTTCTTTTTGTCCCTCCACAAAGAGTTTGCCATCTTGAGTGTAGACATAAACTTCTTTCTTTTTAAAACCAGCAAGTGCAAGTTCCAATCGTGACTCTACATTACTGACTTGAACAAGATTGTATGGGGGATAATTTGTAGTAGTTTCGTGAAGATGAAACAAGCGATCAAAGTATTCATCCATTCCAATACTATTACGAGCAATCCTATCCATCAAGGCAGGAATATCCGCAGCAGTATAACGTGCAAGGTTCGTCATTATTGTAGCTCCTTTTTAAAGCGAGTTTGTGTTTTGTGGACCC